CTGCACAGCAGTTACCCATTTCAGAGAGGAAAAGTATCCCCCTCCTACCTCCTCAGGCTAGCCAAAGGAGACCCACTTACGTCGTAGTGCGAGGCTGTAAGGCCTCGCGGACTGTTCCAGGTGTCTCGGATCCCCGGAATTACTCCCGTTGACCCGGTAACACTTGGCCAAGGCGGCGGACCCAAATAAAGGGTCAGCTACCTTCGATGGACGGCCAACATAGCAGAGGTGTTCCCACCTCTGATAGTCGGCATTCCATTGCTTGCGTGGCTTGGGATTTGACGTTTCCCACCACCCAAGAGCCTCGGAATCTTCGGCGACATGGGGCAGGGGCCCCAAAATGCCCTCCACGACCACCTTCATGGCCGCTCCAGTTCGGCGATACCCAGCTTGAATGAGCTGGTTAATTGTCGCCACCCAGGAGAAGATCCGACCGGAGTCCGCTCGATTCACAGGTGCGTCCTGACGGAGGTAGACGGGTGTCACCTCGGACCCTTTGAACGCGTCTGTACCACAGCTCTCTCTGAACTCTCCAGTCCAGAAAGACTTGGCGCGATTCACCCGAAACCCGTAGGCCTCGAGACCATCGCAAATCGAAGCTGCCTCATCTGCGGGGACACAAAGGTCGTCCCCGTAGACGTAGACTGAACGTGACAGGTCCATCACGCTCTGCCATGTGACGTTGATGCCTTGTGCTCGATGGCGAAGGGCAATGATGCTCACGAAGAACACCAAAGCCTCAACCGGAAAGCACAGTGCGGACCCCATAGACGCGTACTTCTTCAGGGGGAACTTCTCCCCCCCTGGAAGCACCGCGCTCTGCGAGCGTGCCGCCATCAGGAGCTCGAGGATGTCCTCGTGCCCCCAACAGAGCGCCTCTACATGCGCCAGTGACACCCTGTCGCTGGCCTCGCTCATGTCCAGCGTGGCATAATTGCCAAGCAGGGACCCTTGCAAAGCCAAGCCCTGATTTACCTCCTGTTTACGGAAATTAACCCGTCCACAGGTGAAAGGGCTGTATTCAGCAACCCTCATCAGAAGCCTGCCGATGCCCTGCTGCACAAATTGCATTGCAGCCGGCTCAACGGCGATAACTCGGGGAGTCGAAAGGGTCTTGGGTACTAGAGTCACCTTCACAGGTGTCTCGTTCTCCGGGTCTACGATGTCGGGCCAGGAGGAGCTGTCTTGCTCCCCTTCTTGCCACGCCTCGTGGGCGATGTACCGGACTTCCGTTTGGACACCTGTATAGGTGTCGTACGTGGTCGACCGGTTACCACCACCGCGAGAACCGAACCATCCTGTGGAGTCGGCAATCTCACGGTGAGGGTGCAAGTAGCGATAGTAGGTGAGTCCGGAGGACTCAAATCGCCTGTGCCAGCGGCGCAGTCGGGACCACTTCCGGTTAGACCGGAATCCCTCTGCCACCGCACCCGGGCCATGGCTTGGAAGCATCCGTTGAAGGATAGCTTCCCCACTGAGGCCGAGGCTGCCCACAATAAAGTGGGCAACTTGCCTAAAAGTGTTGCCAGGTGCTTCAGGGAGACGAGAGATGACATCGTCGTCGCAACTCCGGTAAGCCTCGATGGCACGGGTGTTCCTCACACTTGTGCAAGGACGTTCGACCTTCTTGGCGAACAGGCAAAACTGCCTCACGGCCGCAATGCAGTCCACCGAGGCTCCGTTAAGGACTTGACCGTCACTGTCGAACACCATACGCATGAAACCCCCCAGAAATGAGGGGAGACATGACGACCGCCCTGGGTGTCCAAACCCCGGAAAGTCGGAAGGCGTTACCGACCCTGTCTCGAGCCCTCTCTCGAGGGCCTTGGCAAAGGCCGGAAGGGTGATCGTGATGAACGATTCCCCTCG